GCGGAAAGGCGGTCGGCGAGCTTCAGCGCCGCTCCGCCGAGATGAACCTGTACGAGTTCCTGTCGCAAAGCTGGTCATCGTTCGACCCCGCGCCGTTCATCGACACCTACGTACTGCAAGCCGTCGCCGAGCATCTCGAAGCGGTCGCGCTGGGCGAGATCCGCCGCCTCGTCATCAACGTGCCGCCCCGCACATCCAAGACATCGATGACCAACGTCGCCTTCCCGGCATGGATCTGGGCGCAGCCGGAGGAGCGGTGGTCGCACTGGATGGGGCCGAAGGTCCAGTTCCTGACGGCCTCCTACTCCAGCAACCTGATCCTGCGCGACGCCAACCGCTGCCGCCGACTGATCCAGTCGCAGTGGTATCAGGGACACTGGGGCGACCGCTTCAGCCTCCTGAAAGATCAGAACGCGAAAGGCAGATTCGACAACAGCATGGGCGGCACGCGCTTCTCGACATCGGTCGGCGCGACGCTCACCGGCGAGGGCGGCAACATCATCATCCTCGACGACCCGAACAACGCGCAGGACGCGAACTCCGAAGTCATCATGGCATCGACCCGGGACTGGTTCGATCAGGCGCTCTCGACGCGCTTCAACAACCCGTCCAAAGGCGCGATGATCGTCATCCAGCAGCGGCTGAACGAAGGCGACATCACCGGCCACATCCTCTCGAAGACCGACCACGACTACACCCACCTGATGCTGCCGATGCGCTACGAGAAGGACCGGGCGGCGGCGATCTACCCGAACTCCATCGGCTTCGAAGACTGGCGCACGACGGAGGGCGAGCTTCTCACGCCGGAGCGCATGGACGAGAAGAGCATCGCCGCGCTGGAGCGCACGCTTGGCCCCTACGGCGCCGCAGGCCAGTTGCAGCAGCGCCCCTCGCCCAAGGGCGGCGGCATCATCAAGCGCGACTGGTGGCGGACCTACACCGATTCGGATTACCCGGAGCCGCACCTCGTCCTCGCATCCCTTGACACGGCCTATACGGAGAAGAAGGAGAACGACCCGTCGGCCATGACGATCTGGATGCCCTACAAAGGCGACGGCCTCGGCGACCGCGTCCTGCTGTCCTACGCATGGGCGGAACATCTGGAGTTCAACGCGCTCCTCGAAAAGGTCATGGCGGACTGCAAGAAATACCACGTCAACGTCCTGCTGATCGAAGGCAAGGCGTCGGGCCTGTCGCTGGCGCAGGAGCTACGCCGCCGCATGAGCCACCAGAACCTGTCGATGTACGTGATCGACCCGCAGGGCCGCGACAAGGTCCAGCGCGTCCACGCCATCGTGCCGACGTTCGCTGATGGGATGGTTTACGCCCCGGATCGCGCATGGGCGGACAAGGTGATCGATCAATTCGAATCGTTCCCCAAGGGGAAACACGACGATCTGGTTGATAGCTCAACAATGGCCTTGGAGTGGCTGAGAAAAACTGGCAACATCCAAACCATCGATGATGAGAGCGACGAGATCGCGAACGCGATGCGGCTCGAATCACCGAAAGCGAACGCCCCGCTGTACCCGGGCGCTTAGTTCCAAGGGGAGAGGGGTTTCCGGGGGTCGACGCTGCGAGCGTCCCAGCACACTAAGCGGTCCTGAAGTCCTGCCCTCTCCGCGCCCCGTTCTGCTAGCGTGGCGTCATTGTTACAGGGAAGGTCCGCAACTCGCGCAAAGCCTAGCCTACAGGGGTCGTCGCAGTGCAAGGCGACGGCCCCTTTTTCATGGAGAGAGACATGGGTTACGGAGAAGACCGGACCGAAATCGAATTAGCGGAGGCGCTGGAAGAGAACGCCACCCTGCGAGACGGCATCGCGGCGCTGCAAAACCTCGTGCGGATTGGACTGATGTCGCGCGACAGAATGGCGGACGAACTCGCCAAGCTGCGCGCTGACGTCGATAGGCTACACGAAAACTACGCAGAGCTGCTCGGTAGGAATGAAACTCTGACATGCGAAGTCGTCGACTTGCGTGCGGCGCTGGACGATGCCCATGCCAGTGCAGAGAAGATTAAGGCGCACCTGTCAGCCGGTCATAAGGTATGGGCCGAAGGTGAGTTGAGTATCTTGCTGCACGGCATTGAAGACGCATGTGAGATTACAGAGCGAAAGGTCACACCCGAAGGTAATGACGCCATGCTGGGCTATCCCGATGAATGGCACGGCGAGCCCTCAGAGCGAAAGGTCACACCATGACCGCCATGCCGACGACCAACGCCAAGGGCGAGTGCCTGTGCGTGCGCTGCGTGGACGAGCGATATGCGGGCAAGCCGCAGTCGGCGCTCGACCCGTTCTACATGGCCGACTTCCGCTATGCCTGCGACGTCTGCGGCAACAAGCGTTGCCCGCATCACAAGTGGCACGGATTCAAATGCACCGGGTCGAACGAGCCCGGCCAGACAGAGGACTTGATCGGATGATGGAGCCAGAGTGGCGCGTCGAGGTCGTGCGCCCGCCAAGCGTCGGCGGGCAGCATGTCGGCGTCACGAACTATCCGATCCGCGTCACGCACGTCCCCAGCGGCTTGCAGGCCATCTGCGGCTGGGAGCGGTCGCAGCACAAGAACCGGCAGATCGCGATGGAGATGGTCGAGTGGGCGCTGATCACGCTCGACATCCCTTACGCAAAGGCTTGATCGGCGCGTGAAGTTGCGCTACACGATCGCCAGACGCGTCAAGCCCGGATGTACGGCTGACGTAGATAAGCCGGTGGACGGCTTCCCTGTAGGCGCGCAGATGGGTCCACAAGCGTCGAGCCTGAGAGGGCCATAGCGTCGGTAGAGACAGCCGATGCACTGTTTAGATTGCCTGCTTCAGTCGAAAGTCTGGAGCCCCCGGTAGGCAAAGGCGATGCATTCAATTAGGGGCATCGCGGGCGCAGGATGGTGCGGCGTCGAGCTAGTCTCCGCCGCGCTTAGAGGCCCCGGGTGTGTGGACCCCCGGGGCCTCTTTTCGTTCAGGCCCCGTCGTCGGGGTTGCCGTTCATCGCCTGCTCGATCAGGAACTTCATCGTCGCCTGCGTCGCCTCCATGTTGGCGATGATCGCCCGGCGGGAGGAACGTTGCGTCTTCGGGAAGTCCTGCTCGAACTGGCGCATCATGCGGACCATGTTCGTGCTGAACGTGTCGATCATCCGCAGCTTCGCGCGCTCGCCTGCGACATACGCCTCAAGCTCTTCCTTCGTGAAGGGACGCTTCACGCCGTCGATGCGACGCGCGAAGTAACGCTTCTCGTCGTTCGGGTTCGGGCCGTGGGCCGCGTAGCAGACCTCGTAACCGAACTCGTGCGGACGCTCGCGGATGCGATGCAGCAGGTTGACCGTGTCGGCATACGCCCAGCCCGCGCGGTCGGTCATGTCCTGATAGGACGTGCCGGGCTTTTTCATCAGCAGAGCGTAGAGCTTCTGGCCGCGGGCCAGCGTAATCGTTGACAATGTTTTCATGCTTGAGCCTTTCAGGCGACGGTGAGGTGCGCGCGTCCACGGCGATTCGTCCGCTTCCGCAGTTCTTCGGTGAGCGCCTGAACGATTTGCATCGTCCCGACGAGATCCTCGATTGAAACGTCGAAGAACTCCGACTGCACCGTGTTGAGGTCGATCTTCTCGATCTCACGCTGGGCAAGCTCGGCGCGACGGCGCAATTCGCGCGTCACCTCGTTCAGGTCCATTGCGGTCATGAGGAGACCGATCCGGGTCGGCTCCGGGTTGGGGGCGTCGCGTGGCCGCGGCGGCGTATCCAAGACAGACTTCCCGGCGCCGGTGACGATGCCCGCGAGCTTCGCCTGCTGCGCCTCGACCTGCCGGAAGTGCGTGCGGCGAACGGCGCGCACGTAATCCTGCGTCACGGCCTCGCCGCGCTTCTTCGCCTCCTTCACCACCGCGGCGAGAAAGTCGGGATCGTCAGCCTCCTGATGCGCAGACCACGACACGGTCTCGATACGCTTCTTCGGCGGGTTGGTGTGGGCAACCTCGCGCAGCCGGGCGATGTAGTTGGTGCTGAACTTCGGGTGGCCTGTGGCCTCCAGTTCGGCGGCGCACTCTTTCAGCTTGTCGTATGAGCCGTCAGAGCGCGGACCGTTCGGCGGCGGGCCACATTCTTCGAGCAGGACGTCGCCCATCAGCCATTGCATGTTGTCGATGCGGCTCTCGGCCTCCTCAATCTGCACGACCATTGCGTGGACCTTCGGATATTTCAGTCGGTTTCGCGGATAACTCATCCGTCTCTCCTTATCGCCCAACAGCGGGCGTTAAGCAGACCAACACGGCTGCCTTTAGCTGTCAACCGACGTTAACTAAAATATCTGTGGGCGATCCTAAACGAACGCGGGCGGACAGTCGGCGGCGTGCTTTATTACGCTCGCCGATGTATACTCCGCTCGGGCCAGCCGGGTTTAGCGTTCCTTCACGCCCCTTTATTCAAGGGGAATCCGTCTATGCCTTTAGTTCCCGGGAAGATCGCGAATCTCCGTGAGGCCGTCGAAGACGAGCAGCCGCAGTTCGACCCGAAGGACGTCCACATCGAGGCGGACGCGGACACGACCGCCGACCTGCCGATCATGGACACCAAGGGCAACATCCTCAAGATCGAACACGGCGACGGCGCTATCACCATCTCGATGGACGGCAGGCCGCTGGAAGCCGCCTCGAAGGACAAGAAGAGCGAGGAGTGGTTCTCCAATCTCGCCGACGACATCGCCGAAGGCGAACTGAACCGCATCGCCGAAGACCTCATGGAGCAGATCGACCAAGACATCGAATCGCGCGCCGACTGGATCGACGACCGCGCCAGCTACATCCGCATGATGGGCCTGAAGAAGGAAGACCCGAACTCGCCCGAAGCCGCGCCGATGGAGGGCATGTCGAAGGTCCGACACCCGATGCTGCTGGAGGCCGTGCTGCGGTTTCAGGCCAACGCCCGCTCCGAGCTTCTGCCGACCGACGGCCCCGTCAAGATCCGCGTCGATCAGGCGACGACCTCGCCGGAGCAGGACAAACTCGCCGAATCGCTGGAGAACGACTTCAATCATTACCTGACGGTCACGGCGACCGAATACGTGCCAGACACCGACCGCATGCTCGGCCTGCTGGGTATGGGCGGCACGTCGTTCAAGAAGGTCTTCAACTGTCCGCTGCGCAATCGGCCTGTATCCGAATCAGTCGACGCCGAAGACCTGATCGTGCCGTCGACCGCGACCGACTTGATGAACGCGCCGCGCATCACGCACCGCATCAAGATGAAGCGCAGCGTGCTGAAGCGCATGCAGATCGTCGGAGCCTACCGCGACATCGAGAACCTGCCCGACCCGGAGCAGCCGACGCAGGACGCCGTCGAGCAGGAGAAGGCGGCACAGCAGGGCGTCACGACGACCCAGTTCGACGCCAAGCGCCGCGACTATCAGATCTACGAGTGCTATTGCGAACTCGATATCCCCGGCCACGAACACAAGATCAAGGGCAAGGAGAGCGGGCTCGAAGTCCCCTACCGCGTCACCATCGAGACGACGTCGCGCCGCATCCTCGCGATCACGCGCGACTACGATCAGGACACGGCTGAATTGCCGCTGCGCCGCCGCAACTTCGTCAAGTATACCTACATCCCCGGCTTCGGATTCTACGACATCGGTCTCGGCCACATCCTCGGCAACACGACGACGGCGATCACCGCCGCGTGGCGCGAGCTTCTCGATGCGGGCATGTTCGCGAACTTCCCGGGCTTCCTCTACGCGAAGTCCGCCGGTCGCCAGATGACGACCAACTTCCGCATCCCGCCCGGCGGCGGCGCACCCATCGACACGTCAGGCGGCGACATCCGCGCGGCGGTCATGCCGCTCCCCTACAAGGAGCCGTCGCAGACGCTGATGGCGATGGCCGAAGCAATCGAGGAGAAGGGCGCGCGCCTCGGCGGCACGGCGGAAATCCAAGTCGGCGAGGGTCGTCAGGACGCGCCGGTCGGCACGACGCTCGCCATGATCGAGCAGGGCCAGAAGGTGCTGAACTCGGTCCACAAGCGCATGCACGCGGCGCAGGCGGAGGAGTTTCAGCTTCTGGCGCAGTGCTTCCGCGAGAACCCGGGCGCGTTCTGGAAGTTCAACAAGCGGCCCGCATTCCCGCAGGACGAGGCGCGATTCCGTCAGGCGCTCGACGACTTCGATCTCGTGCCGCAGGCAGATCCAAACACCGCCTCGCACATGCAGCGCCTGATGAAAGTCGCGGCGCTCCAGCAGATCGCGACGCAGGCTGGCGGCCAGATGGACCTGCACGAGGTCGGCACCGAGATCCTCGAATCGGTCGGCTGGTCGGACCCGGAGCGGTTCTTCAACAAGCAGCCGCCGCCGCCGAACCCCGACCTGATCAAGGCGCAGGCCGCGCAGCAGAACGCTGCGTCGAAGGACAAGGAGGTCATGATCAAAGCCGCCGACGCCCAGAACAAGGGCGACCTCGAAGTGCGGAAGATGAATCAGGACGACCGCACGCAGTTGATCGATTACGCGCAGCACATGATGGACA